GTTCCAAGCAATGCCAGTATTGCGATTTGAACAGTTCGCAGTAAAGAAGACGGAACTCGGCGTTATGCCAGGTCTCACCGTCAACTTCATGCGTTACAACAACATCGCAGTTGGCGCCAACGGTTCAGAATTGACCGAAGGTACCCGCATGGACCCAGTCGCTTTGACTGCATCGCAGATCCAAATCACCGTTAAAGAACAAGGTAAGTCGGTTGCAGTAACCGAACTTCTCTTGAACGCATCGTTTGATGACGTTATGGCATCGTCCAGCCGCTTGCTCGGTCGTCACATGGCACAGTCCATGGACGTTCAGGCACGCAACACGCTGTACGCCCCAGGCGTTCCTTTCGGTGGCGGTTCAGCAGTTGCTCCATCGGTAGTCTTCGGTCGTAAGACCAACGGCTCAACCCGTGGCTCAATCGCTCCTTACGAGTACTCGGCAGCAGGTTCGGCTTCGGCTCCTGGCTACCTCTCACCAGCAACCATCAAGGACGCTGTTGAAATTCTCGCAGGTCAGAACATCCCACGCCTTGGCGACACTTACGTGTGCTTCGTTCACCCATCACAGAGCCGTGCGCTCCGTGACTGGCCTGAATTCATTGAAGTCACGAAGTATGCCGCTCCTGGCAACTTCATGCTCGGTGAAATCGGTCGTATCTACGACGTAGTTTTCATTGAAACCACTCAAGTACTTCAGGGTGGCACTGGAATCGTTGACGTAACCCCAGGCGGTTCAATCAACGACCCAACGTCAACCTCGTACAGCGCAATGATGATCGGTGACAACGCATTTGGTCAGGCAATCGCCTTGCCAGTTGAACTCCGTGACGGTGGCGTAATTGACTTCGGTCGTGAGCACGGCTTGGCTTGGTACGCAATTTGGGGCTTTGGTGTTATCACCCATGAATCCCGTGTGCTTATCAACACCAAGGGTGGAGCAATTGACTCCAACTTCTAATCTTTAGAAGAAAAATGAAGTAGAGTGTAAGGGCGGGGGAAACCCCGCCCTTTATCTCGTATGTAACTTAAACAATTAGGAGACAGTTATGCCAACCAAAAAAGCCAATCAATTTGCTGAAGTTGTGGAAACAACTGAAGAAGAAACACCCGCTGTAGAAGTACAGCCACTTGTAGTTAACAGTGACACTATTCAAGCCCGTGTGAAGGGAACTTGGACGATGTTCTGGGGACAGCAAGTATTTAATTTTGAAGATGGTAACCGCTACACGATCCCTCGTGACCTCTACAATTATTTAAAGAACAGCGGAAACATCTACGACACTTTGTGAGGTAACCAATGGCAGGCTTTACAGTCCCGAACGCAACTGATTACGCATCTGGGACAATCGCCTCATTAGATCAAGCCGAGCCAGACTCGCTTGACTTTTCAAGTATTGCTGATCATCGCTCAGGCGTAGTCAGTGGTGCTGATGTATCGTCCGTATCCAGTGCGGCTGGTAACGCCACGCCTGCTTACCTAAACGTTGTCCTCACCACTTCTGAAGTGCGTATTGACGGTGTTTATGGTTCTATTACAGGTAGCACGGTTATTATCCCGTCTGCCCCAACTAACACCGATTCACGCTTTGACCTTATTGTTGCCTATAACAACTCAGGTACTTTTCAGTATGCAGTAGTACAAGGAACGGCTAGTTCAACTAACCCTATCTTCCCAACTATCTCTGAAAGTCAAATGCCGTTATACGCTGTGTATGTAAAGAATAACTTCAACAGCACATACACAACGGCGTTAGTTGTAGACAAGCGTACGTATAACTCGTCAACGCTTGCCCGTCTGGCTTCAGGTGTTCCAGCATCTGGAACTGGTGTTTTAGGTGACACTTACGTTACAAGCACCACAAACGCTAATAGTGGGCAGTCACAGGTCTATGTAAAGACTGGTGCGTCAACATGGACCAACCTTGCTACTTATGTAGCGATGGCTTCAGCCAACACGGCTAACACCATTGTTCAACGTGACGGTAGTGGTAACTTCACCGCAGGTGCTATTACAGCAACTTCATTTACTGGTTCTGGTGCAGCACTAACAAGCCTTGCTGGTGCAAATATTAACGCTGGCACTGTTGGAACTACACAAATTACAGACAGTGCAATCACGCAAGCCAAACTAGGATCAGGAACCCCTCGTGCAGGTTATAACTCAACTATTAATGCGGTGGCTGGTTCATACACTTTGGTGTTAAGTGACCTGGGCAAGTTGGTTGAAGTGTCTAGTGGTTCGTCATGCAACCTCACCATTCCTACCGACTCAGTAGCGTTTACTACTGGAGATCGCATAGATATCATCCAAACAGGTGCGGGACAAGTAACACTGGTTCCAACATCAGGAGTTACCTTAAACACAGATAGTGGTAAGCGTAAACTTCTTAGCCAATGGGCGGCATGCACTTTGATTAAGCGTGGTCCTAATAGTTGGGTGGCTATCGGAAACCTTACGGATTAATCTATGATTCCAGGAATTGTAGATTCCGCAGTTGCAGCAACTCGTGCATTCACAGACGAGTTCTCAGGAACAGGTTCGTTAGCACAACGCTGGACGAGTACACGTGGTTCATGGTCGGTGCTTTCTGATAAAGCATACACAGCAACAGCGGCTTCCTCGTACCCTCTTGCTACATTTAACGCCAACACTATCGGTGTAAATGTTCGTGTTGATTTTGGAACCGCAGGGACCCATGGATGGGGCGTGGGTTTTTGGGTTAGGGATGCAGATAACTGGTGGGCTGTGGTGACAGATAGAACTTTTGGATACATTTGTGATTCAGTTAACGACACATTGACTGGTACTAACTGTAAAAAACCAGACACAACACAAACGGATTATGGTCTTTCTTGTGTTTATTCGTGTCCTGCTGGCACTACGTTGTCTGGAACTGAGTGTTATGCATACGGTTGCCCTTCTGGCACTTCGTATGTCCCTGATTTTTGCCAATCTCCTGGACCTTGTTTTGGTGGTGATAGTCTTGAGACTTTTTATTGCACAGCATTAACACTGAATCATTTAGGATCAGCCTCGTCTACTTGTACTCCTTATCCTATTGTCAGTACTATTACAGGTGCTACCTATGCGGCAACCGCACAATACTCTTACTCTATTAGATTAATAAAATCAGTTTCTGGAGTAGTTTCACAGGTGGATTCAAAGGTTATTGAAACCACTACAACGGCTACATCTACTATTGGATATGTACAAGTAACCGCTTCCAAGGCTGGGACTATTACAGCAACTGCTCAAATGAATGGTGGGGCTACTCCTCAAACTTTAACTAACACTCCATCCAGTCCTATAACAGGAAAACGACATGGGGTTATCTTGGCGCCAATTACTTCAGGTACGGCGTCAACAGGGGTGGAAAGGTTTATATACTCTCCTGTATGAGTCCACAAGAACTTACCCCAGAACAGCGCCTGGACATTTGTCGTGAGTGCCCTCGTTTATTCGCACCAACCATGACATGTAAAGAGTGTGGTTGTTTCATGAAAGTAAAAGCACAACTAAGAGGGTCAAAATGCCCGATAGGAAAATGGTAACAACATGGAATATGAATTAATTGCAACGTTAAATGGCCCTCTAATTAAACGAGGTGCCCAATACATCACCGTACAAGAACCTCACTTATTAATTGAACTTGCTGAGTCTGACCCAAATTTCATACCAGCCGTTAAAAAGCACATTACAGAAAACTTACGTTTGTCTATTGAAAACTTGTGTGAAGCCTTTGAGGACGGGATGTCTCACATGTCCCCATCTCTTAATGCCTACATGAATTCGGCTTTTATGTTTAATAACTTTATTAATGGTCCTTGGGCTAGTTACCAAAGGGCTAAAGCAGAAGGTGGGTTTCAATGACCACAGAACGTCCTATTCCTAAACCAACAGGAACCGTAGCGGACATAACCCGTATTCGTGGGACTATGTCCCACCGTCACAGAGAAACCCAACCAGAAGTAAATCAGCCAACACGTGACACTGTTCCTGGGGCTGGCTCAGGAGATCAGTAATTTGAAGTAAACTGTAAGCATGTCTATCTACTCCCAACAGATCCTTGATGAAGTTACAGAAGTAGCACGGACATACCTGCGGGACTTTCCTAAGTTCTTTCAAGTTTCTTTTGATGCTGTAGGTCGCACCTATGAGTTAGGTCACCCTAACATTTCTCCTGACACACTATGGATTGCTAGTAATGTAGGTGCTTCAGTAAGTGAACTGACCACTGCTCAGTACTCACTAGACAGCCGTAACGGTATTTTACGATTGGCTAGCACCCCTGCCTCTAACGCCAAGATCATGATTGAGGGATACCATTACGAATGGGTTTCCCCGCAAGACCTTGAGTTCTACGCCAAGCAGGCTATCTCTCAGCACACATTTAGTCTTGAGATACCTCTTGAAAACATGGCTAAATTAATTATTGAGACTATTGGCATTGGAACCATCGTGGAAGCCCTTGGTGCTTTGATGTCTGAGTTCAGTCGTGATATTGACGTCATGACCTCAGAATCTATTCACATCCCAGCCAGCCAGCGTTTCCGAATGGTGCAAAGCCTTCTTGCGTACTGGACCAACCAATATGAGACGCAGGCTCGTTCTCTCAACATTGGTGTTGACAGAATTGAAATATTTAATCTGCGTCGTGTTTCCCGCACAACTAACCGCTACGTCCCAATATTTAAGTCTAGGGAACTTGGCGACTACGGTCCACACGAACGTGTGTTTCCAAATGCCGATAAAGAAGTTATCCAGTTGGAAGAAGCCCCAATTGACAACCTGCGTGAGGACGTATATGTGGACATGGAGCCTCAACAAGGCTACGTCAACAATACGTATTTTTAATGGATCTTCGGCGTGAAGTAAGCCAAATCCGTCGCCACTATCGTGAATACACGAGGAACTACGGCGAGTCAGTGGTGTGGTTTGAGTACCTTCCTTTTACCACCCCAGCCAGTGCAGGTTCTATCTACGATGATGTCTATGACGAAGGCATCGTAGGAACAGGTGGTCGTAAATACAAGTCTGGTGTAGTCATCCCCACCTTGATGATTACTGAAACTGAAGACCAAAAGAGAGCAATTCCTGAAGGTCGCCAACCTGTGGAACTCACTAACTTTGTGGCGTCCATTGAAGACTTTAGGACTGCTGGGGTATCAGACCCCTTTGAGTACCAAAAACACTTAAACGATATGTTCTTATACGACGGTCGTTACTTTTCTATTGCCACATATCGTGTACGTGGTCGTTTACGTGATGACGTAATGGTAGTAGTTGAAGGAATTGAAGTATATATAAATAAAGAAATGCCATTTGATCCAGGTCCACAAGCAATGGGTGTCCAAAACCTGCCTTGGCCTACAGCGTTGCCTAGTATTTGATAAACTTAAATCAATCTTGGTGAGCGCCAAGAGGTCCAACGCCTAGAACTTAAGGATGCATTATGAATGGCTTTAATACGCCTACGCCATCAAGTTCTAGACCGTTTTTGTCAGGTGAGCCTTACGTGCTAAACCGTTTGATGCGCCAGACTACTGAACTTCCTTCAATTGTTGCCAGTGCTATCGCCGCCGCTATGTTGGAAGAGGATGATCGTTTACAACGTACTTATGCAGACAAAGGTATTGAAGCAACCGCTAAAGTTACCTATGACGTAGATAACTCAAAGTTTATGTATACGGCTAAAGGTGAAGAGGCTGTTGAAACCGAGTATGGTGGTCCTACATCTAACCCTCAAGCCACTTTGCGTAAATCAGCAGTTCGTGGCGCAGACCGCATCCAAAAAGTCCTTGAGCGACAAATCAAGAAGGGCTTGGAGAAGTTATGAAACAAGGGTTCATTCTTGCTGAAGATGAAGCCATCAAACTTCATTTTAGTAATCTGACTGTTTCAGATGACCGTGATGCCGCTCGCCCTGTTCAAGTCTTCTTCCGATACCCAGAAGGGGAAACCGAAAGGCATTACCCTTTTATCACTATTGAACTAATTGACATAATCCACGCCAAGAACCGTCAACACTCTGAGTCGTTCTTGTATACCGATAGAGCGGGGCACCCAAACAATATTAACTACTGGCCTAGTACCTCTTCGGCTAGTTCTCCTCCGCTAGCGGGTAATGACCTCTACCGAACTACAGAGTTTACCCCTGTAGATCTTTTATACCAAGTTTCCACGTTTACCAGAAGTGCTCTACACGACCGACAACTAGCCGCACAAATGCTTACAGACGTTGTGCCATTTAAATACAGTTCAATTGTTATAGGGGCGGACGGAACGTCCCGAAGATTGGACCTTTTAGATTGGTCAACAGCCGACCTTCTGGACCCAGAGGCTGGCTACCGTAAGCGCATTTTCCGCAAAATATACACTTTACAAATGAACTCTGAAATTACCACCTCAGCACTAATTGGTCTCAAGAAAGTAAGTACTGTTTCAACTACAATTGAACAGACAAATTAATTTGAATCCCTGTAAGTCACCCCTGATTTAGGAGTAAAAATGGCATACGATCGCCCAGGAGTTTACGTACGTGAAACTCCATTCACCAGTAACATCGCACCACGAACCGCTACATCTGCCGCTGCTTTTGTTGGCTACGCAGAACGTGGTCCTGCTACCCCAACACTTATCACTTCTTGGAATGATTACAAGTCCAAGTTTGGTGAGTTGTCGCAAACTTATGATACGGGTTATGCCGTTTATCATTACTTTGCTAACGGTGGTCGGGACGCTTATGTGTCACGAGTACTTGACACAACCGCTGTAGCATCGGCATACACGTTCCAAGGAACACTGACTGGTGCTTCGGCTCCTTCAACCATGTTCACTTTGCAAGCCGCTTCAAAGGGCGCATGGGGAGACAGTCTTTCAATTTCTATTTCATTTGATCCAAATACTTTGGCTGATGTTTCAACAGCACCAAAGATTCAGGCTTCTACACTCTTCTCACTGACAGTTAACCAGACTCGTGGAAGTTCTTCGGTTGAAGTAGAACGTTGGCAAGAATTGTCATTTGATGCTTCTTCAAGCCGTTACTTCAAAACCGTTCTTGAACTTTATTCTTCATATATATCTTTGCAAGGTGTTCCAGCAACAATTGCAAGCAACGCCACAATTACTGTTTCAGGAATTGGTGTTGACGACTACACGACTTCATTCTCACTGACTGGTGGTTCGGATGCAGTTACCCCAGGTGCTGTTAGTGCAGACACCGAGTGGGCAACAGCAGTTACCAACTTGGATTCCGTATCAGGTCCATTGTTGATTAACCTTGTTGGTCAAACATCCAGTGTTCGTGTAAACCAAGCATTGGCTTATGCGGCAGCCCGTGCAGATGCTTTTGTCATCATTGACTCAGCACTCACAGCAACAACTAAGGCTGACGTACAGACCGCTATCTCTGGTTACAGCACCAGTAACGGTGGCTTTGGCGCTGTGTACTTCCCAGCGTTGAAGATGTACGACCCATCAAAGAGCGGTCCAACCGCTATCCGTGACACCTATTCAGGTGGAGCGATTGCTGGTGCGTATGTGCGTTCGGAGAACCTCCGTGGTGTTGCTAAAGCACCTGCTGGTTACTTCTTGGACCTGCAAAACGTATTTGGTTTGGTAGCAACGTTGTCAGATGCGGATCAGGGAACTTTGTATACTACAAACAACGTTAACTGTTTGAAGTTGGTAGCAGGTGGCGGAACCGTTATTAACGGTGCTCGTACACTGGCTAAGAACCGTCCAGACAAGTACATCACGATTCGCCGTACCCTTTCGTACCTCCGTGTTGTCTTAGATGCTCAAACACAGTTTGCAGTATTTGAGCCAAACGACGAACGTCTATGGGATCGCATCAAAGTTTCGCTGTCCAGCACTCTTACAGACTTCTGGGCTAAAGGAAACTTGAAGGGTGCAAACGCCAACAGTGCGTTCTACATCATTTGCGATTCGTCAAACAACACAGCATCAAGTATTGAAGACGGCTACGTAAACATTGAGGTTGGTGTCGCATTGCAGTACCCAGCCGAATTCGTTGTAATCAACCTCACACAGTGGGCTGGCAACGGCTCCGCTGGAAACCTCTAATTCAAGGAGTTATTTAAGACATGACCGTAACAACACTTCGCACCGATCCACTCAGAAACTTTAAGTTTCGTGTGCAAATCATTCCAAAAGTAGGTGGTGGAAACCTTGCCAACTACATCAGCCAAGTTGGTGAACTTGGATTTGCCCAAGTAAGTGGCATCTCTGTAACCAACGAAATCATCTCATACCGTGAAGGTGGAATGAACACCCACCCACACAAGATGGTGGCACAGTCAGACTTTGCTCCTGTCTCGTTTGCACGTGGTGCTTTCAGTGGTCAAGGACAACTGTTCCAGTGGCAAAAGTTCCTCCATGCTTGGTTGGGTGGTGGTGTTGCTGGTGAACCAGGACTTGCTAATGGTGCTGGCGATTATCGCTGTGACATCTTAGTTAAAGTTTATGACCACCCACATACGGCTTCGGAAGTCGCTGGTCAATCAGGACTTAACTACCAATGGGATGGCGGTTCAACTGGTGATCTTAAGCCTGTAGTTCCTGGTAGTGTTAAGTTTCAATTCAAACTTTACAATGCATGGCCTGGTGCGTACGCTCTCACCGACTTGAACGCAGGAGACAATGGTATCCTGATTCAGTCAATGACTGTA